GTAAGAGTTGAAGACGGAGGCACAACTTCACCGACAAAGCCGGAAACAGCCAGAGTGATATTCACGATAGGAATCTACGATGAGTCGCTCGATAATCAAGGCCACAAGGATGTCCTTAATGTCATAGACAGGATCCGGCAGCGTTTCGAAGGCAATCAGCTACTGAAAAAGAAGTATATGAGATTACAGTCAGAGGAATACCCGATTCACTGGGCGATGCCGGACGATGACACATATCCCTTCTTCTTCGGAGCGCTCGAAATGTTTTTCGCTATCCCGAAAATAAACACGGAGGATTCACTTTCATGAAAAAGAAACAGAAAGAGCAGCAGACCGTTGTGACTCCCCGCGCCTATGTCGGTCCCACCATCCCCGGCGTAGCCACCAAAGGAGAGGTTTATACCAATGGCCTGCCCGCAAATTTGACAGCGGCCGCAGAGTCGAACCCGCTGATCAATAAATTAATCGTCGATTTAGATGAAATGCCGAACGCGCAGCGCGACATTCTGCTCAAGCGCGGCGTTTACTATGCGGCTTATAAATCGATATAAAGGAGGAATAATTTATGCCTTATCAGCACGGAATTTCTATTAAAGAAGTTTCCGGCGGCGAGGCGGGAATTGTCCAGAATACAACTGGTATTCACGTTGTAGTCGGAAAAGCACCCGTGAATCTCGCTGCGGATCCTTACGCAGTAACCAACGTGCCCACGTTGGTTCACTCGTTCGACGAAGCTCAGAGGCTGTTCGGCTATTCTGAGGACTTCGCGAACTACAACCTCTGCGAGGCGATGTACACCTACTTCAAGTTCCTGCGCGTCGCTCCCGTAGTATTCATCAACGTCCTCAACCCGAGGACACATAAAACAGAGGTAACTGAGAGTTTGACGGTTACCAACGGTCAAGCGAAGCTCGCTGCCACCGGCATCTTGCTCGATACCATCGTAGCAACAAGCAACGAAACCGCGCTCGTAAGCGGTACGGATTACATCGCTGCATTCGATGAAGACGGCAAGGTGACGATTTCCGCACTTACTGAAAACGTAGGCGAAACAATTTCCGTCACAGCTCAGAAAATCAATCCTTCGGGCGTTGCCGATTCTGATATCGTTGGAGGATACAATCAGACAACCGGCGCAATGACCGGAATCGAGCTCGTCCGTTCGATCTATCCCAAATTCGGTAGATACGCATCTGTTCTCATCGCTCCCGGCTGCACTTCCGCAGTGGTAGCCGCTGCGCTTCAGGCAAAGACTACTGATGTCAACGGAACGTTCTCCGCTGAAACCATCATCGACATCGCCGAAAACACAGTAGTGCCGGCGGCAATCAAGGCAGCGAAGGACTCGGCGGCCATTGTATCGCCTCACGCAATCGCGGTTTGGCCGAAGGCTAAAATCGGTCAGAGAGTTGTCAGTATGTCTGCAGTTGTCGGCGCGGTTCTCGCGTTTTACGATGCAGATAACGACAATGTGCCCTGCTTGACACCGTCGAACAAGGTGATTGATATTTCAGGAATCTGCAATGGAGCCGGAACGGAGGTCTATATCGATCAGGCGACAGCGAACGAGCTGAACGGTTACGGCATTATGACCGTGATCAACCTGAACGGATGGCGCACATGGGGCAACAATACAGCGGCGTATCCCTCGACGACCGAGCCGAAAGACCGCTGGATCGGCAACCGTCGTTTCTTCAGTTGGATTGAAAACAGATTCATCGTTGTCTATTTCTCCAAGATCGACAGCTTGGAGAACTATAGGCTTGTTGAATCTATCCTTGAAGATGAGAATCAGTTCCTGTCCTCGCTTGTTGCAGGCGGAAAATGCGCCGGCGCAAGGATCGAATTCCTCGCAAGCGAGAACCCCGTCGAGCAGCTCGAAGCAGGCAAAATCGTATTCCACCAGTATCTCACGCCCTATCCCCCGGCGGAGGCGATCGAGAACATCTTCGAGTACGATGCATCGCTGCTCAAGGGCGCGTTAATCAATGTTGGAGGTGACACTGAATGATTTTACCCGAGGTAATTAATAACTTTAACGTCTATGACGGAAAATCCAACAAAATGATCGGCGTATCCGGAGAAGTAACTCTCTCGGAGATTGCAGCCGTGACAGCTGCGCTGTCGGGTGCAGGTCTCATCGGAGAAATGAACGTCCCGGTAGTCGGTCAGGTGGGATCAATGGAGCAGGAGGTACCGTTCAACGTTCTAAACGGAAACGTATTCTCTTACTTCACGTTCAACAAGCCTGCGGCCGTTATTCTGCGTGGCAGCATTCAGAATGTCGACACAAGCACAGGTGAAATCAAGCACACGGCGCTCAAAGTTTCGTATAACGGATATACGAAGAAAATCAACCCTGGCAAAGTTAAGGGCGGCGACACTATGGGTGCTTCTGTCACTTTGGAGCTCACGTATATTCACATTGAGCTCGCAGGAAAGACAGTTATCAAGATCGATAAACTTAACAGCGTATTCATCGTTGACGGTGTCGACCTTCTCGCAGAAATCAAACAGAATTGCTAAATGAAGGGCGGATCACCGCCCTTCTATTTTTTGAAAGGAGAATTATGCAATGACAGAAGTCAAAAAGAATAAACCCGAAAACACCACCGAGGAGAACGTGCAGGAAAGTACACGTGTGCTCAAGCTCAGAACTCCGGTAGAGTTTGAAGGAAAGACATACGAAAGTCTCGACCTTAGCGGTCTCGATAATTTAACCGGTAAAGACATCAGAGAGCTCGATCGGCTGTTCAAGATGAAGGGCGGTAAACTCGGAAACAACGTCAAGGAATTCGACTCGCTTTATCTGCAACTGGTAGCCGCAAGAGCCGCCGAGCTCCCGCTCGAGTTCTTTGATGCCATAGGCGCGAAGGACGCTACAAGGCTTGAGGTTGAAATCAGAAATTTTTTACTTCTGTAGGAATTAGCAGTACTGGCGAATCAAAATTAATTTTAAGAGTTTCGATCAGCCTCGCTATGCGGCTTAATACCGGTTTGGATTATTTTCTGAATGTGCCGCTCGATGAGCTGAACGAAATAATGAACGAGGTGATCGACCTATGCCAAAAGAGCAAGAAATACAAGTCAAAATAAGCGGTCGAGTCGATTCGTCATATAACAAATCTATCTCAGCAGCCTCGCAGAAAATGTCCGACCTCAACAGGGGCACGAAGGACGTTTCGCAGGGCTTTGCCGATGCAGAAAAGAACGGAGAACAATTCGGTGCAGGATCCGTCGGAGCGGTATCATCCCTCGAATCAGCTCTCGCAGCAGCAGGGATCATCGCGCTGCTCGGAGAAACAGCCTCCGCATTTATGGAATGCACGGAGGCTGCCGCCGAATACGAATCAGCTCTCGCTAAGATCTCTACCATCGCGGACACAACAATCACGCCTATGCGGGAGATTAACGATGAAGTGTTCGCGCTTTCGCAGGAAACCGGGCAATCTGTCAATGATCTATCAGAATCTGTATATCAGGCAATCTCTGCAAGCGTAGACACGGCCGATTCGGTTTCTTTCGTGGCGGACGCAAACAAGCTCGCAGTAGGCGGATTCACCGACACGACAACGGCCGTAGACGTACTGACAACGGCGATCAATGCATACGGTCTCGAAGCGTCAGCTGCGGGCGAGATTTCCGATATGTTGATCACCACGCAAAAGCTCGGCAAGACGACCGTCGCAGAGCTCGGCCAGAGTATCGGCACAGTGATCCCGACCGCCGCTGCATATCACGTCAATATGGCGAACATTTCCTCCGCAATGGTTGAAATGACCAAGCAGGGTATAAACACAGCGAACTCGAGTACAGCACTCAGAGGAATGCTGTCCGAGCTTGCTAAAGAAGGCAGCACAGTATCAGATACGCTGAAAGAGCAAACAGGCAAGTCGTTCTCCGAGTTAATGTCGGAAGGCAAGTCGCTCGGCGACGTTTTGGAGATCCTCGCCGAATCAGTCGATGGAGATTCAACTGCATTCGCTAACTTATTCAGCAACGTCCGCGCAAGGCAAGGCGCGCTCGCAATCTTCAATGCAGGCGTTGAAGAATTCAACGGCACAATGGACGAAATGGCGAACAGCCTCGGCGCGACGGATGAAGCGTACTCGAAGATGGAGAATACCGCAGAGCACGCTCAAAAGGTATTCACTAACTCAGCGGATAACCTCAAAATCGCAATCGGAGAGTCACTGTCGCCTGCGGTTACTAAATTATACGATTTAGGATCCGACATATTGCAAGGTATAACTGATTTTGTGAAGGCGAATCCGCAGTTCGTAAGTGCAATCGCAGCCGTCACTGTAGGCGTCGGAATCTTCGCGGCAGGGCTTGTAGTATATACAGTCGGCGCGAAAGCGGCCGCTGCAGCAACAGCGGCATTAACTGCCGCTATGGATACCAACCCGATATTCTTAGCTATAACAGCAATCGTAGCGATTACAGCGGCTGTTGTTGCTTTTGTCGCGTCGTTAGATGACGCTTCCAAGAATGCCGAACAACTAACAGCGACTTCGCAAGCTCAAAAGGATGAGATCGATAAGCTCAATGAAAAGTATGATGAAACCGTAGAGAAATACGGAGAAACATCGGACAAGGCAATCGAGCTCAAGGGTAAAATCGATGAATTGACGGAACAGTTCGAGGAAAGTCAAAAGACATATGGCGAGATGCTCTCTGAACAAGCAGAAATTTCAGACGGTATCGCTAAGATGCTTGAAGAAGACAAAACCAAAGAGCTCGATCAAGAATCAGCTTCCGCGCAGTACCTTGTTGATAAATTGTTTGC